TGCAGCGGCGACAGCTCTGCAACTGTCGGCATGTCATAAGACTGGAACGGTCTGTTGGCTACGTTCTGCGCAACTTGAATTTGATTGTAAATTGCGTCTTGCAACCATTGCGGTTGGTCAGAGGTCGTCTTGACGTAAGACGTTGCCTGTTGCGGCGAACCTTGGAATAGACTTCCCATCATGCGGCTCCTTGGATGTATGCAAGAGGCGATTTAGCCGCGGGGCTGAATTTGCCTTTCGCCAGCACCTTGCCTTTTTGTTGACGCAATTTTGCTATCATTTCGTCCAAGCGGCGTGCACCTTCTTCAGTTGAGCCATCACCCAAAAGCGCGACGGTCTCCGCATCCATGACATATTCGCCATCCGACAGCTTGGCATCGATGGTGTCTGCGCGGCCAGAACCAGCGCCGCGTGCCATACGAGCGATATTGCTCAATGCGCCGCCGCCAGCCATTTTGGGCGTTTGCATATTGTATTGGCCGGAAGTGATCTGCGGCCAATAACGGGCCATATATTGGTCCAAACTCAAATTTGCTTGATTCGCGTCTTGCTGCAACTTGTTCCAATCCCAACGGATAGACGGGCGGTTGAAATAGGCTTGTTGTTCAGGGGTCAATCCTTGAACTGCGTTTTGCACATCTGGCGGCGCTGAAGTGAGAGCATTCAGGGCGAGCGCGCCGCCGATGAGTGTTTTCGCGTTCAAACCGCCAAACAATCCAGACCCGCTTTGCGAAGTTTCTTGCACGGCTTGTTGCGCGGGCGTTTGAGCTGCATTTCCGAAATAATCCGGATTGCGCATGACGCCGTCCGGCCCTTGCACCATGTTGGTCGTCTGCGGATTGCTTTGGATGGTCGACTGACCGTTAGGGAAATATTCTGGGTTGCGATACACGCCGTCTGCTGGCATTGAACGATCTTCGATCGGTGCTGGTTTTTGCGTGCCGCCGCCCATCAAACAAGAGGCCAACCCGCTCAATGCGGCTTGTTTCAAATCTCCACCGGCAGTCAAAGCATTGCCGGCACCCCGCAAACCGCGGACCACGCCTTCCGGCAATCCAGAGCCGCTCAAAGAACTGCCGAGATATCCAGAAGCCGCGCCGGTCAGAGCGCCCGTGATTGGATTCTTACCTTGCAGCGCAGATGTGCCTGCACCAATCAAGCCGCTGCCAATAGCCGATTGCACGCCTTGGCTAGCGCTCGGAGCAATCGAAGAGCCGAGTTGCCCACCAAGACCAGCGCCCAAACCGCCGGTGACCGCACCAACCAACGGATTGCCGCCGCTGACGGCCGAAGTCAACCCGCCCATAACAGCACCGCCTACGATCGGGGCGAATGTAGCTCCAGCGCCCAATGCGCCACCAATCGCGGTTCCGATCCCAGGAGCGATGAAACTCAAAGCGATGGGCGCAACAGCACCGATGATTTTGCCGAGCAGACCTTTATATTCACGCAAGCCTGTTTGCGGGTTGATTGTTCCAGAACCGCCCATGGCCTGCAGCATTGCGGCTTCACGCGGATTGATATGGGCCAGCATGCTGTCGCCGCCGCGGCCAGCAGCAGCGACTCGACGCGCAGCAACAGTCAGACCGCCGCGAGCATAACCGCGTTGTCCCAATCGATCTTGCAAACCATACAGCGCAACCAGAAGCGAAATGATAAACACAGCATCGAACTGCGGCGGCAGTTGTCGTGCGTCGATGACGCCGTCTCTGACAGCGGCTTCAGCTACTTCTTGGTACCTGTCTGGGTTGTTGAGGACGAACTCAAGCATCTTGATAGCATCATCAAGATCCTCCGCGACAATCGGCATGCGTTCGAGTTGTTGTTCGATCGCATCAATGATCTGACCGAATTTCGGATCGGCTTCTGCCATCCGCATGATGGTGTTTTTATCCATGTCGCCCTCTAAACCACTTGTGGTTGTGGTATTCTTCTGCTAGAAATCCATAAATGCAAAGGTCGTCGCCATCTTCGAATGCTTTCCTGACGACGCCTTCCGGTTTGAACCCAAAATGCTCGTTGATGCGTTTTGCTTCAACATTCTTGCCGCGCAACAGGCCTGTGACGCGCACAACTCGCAACTTGTCAAAAACGTAACCAAAGATCTCGTTGAACATCGAAACAGTTTCTTTTGGCCGCGGCGCTCTCTTGTCGCTGATGACGATGTTGAGGTCGATGTTGCGAGCGCTGAAATTGGTCATGACGACAACGCACATGAACTTGTTGTTTTCGTCGACCGCAGACAGACAGCGAAACAACGACGGCGGTGCGTCAATTTGCAGCTTTTTCCTAGCCCATTCTTCCGCTTCATCTTCACGATCGAACCCTATGAATTTCATTCAACCGTTTCACAGAACCGCTGCGCCCACTCACGCCAATCGTCAAAGTTGTACGGGATTGGTATATTCTCTTTGATAGATGCGTTGTTGACAATTTGCATCGCCCAATCTTGCCAACGAGTTTCATCCATCAAACGCCCAAAAGCACCATACGGATCTAAATCCAAAGCCGTCTGGTCTGCCCAGTCGCGCAGCTCAATGCCAACGGGGAGTGTGATCCGTATGCTCATTATCCAAGCACCGTCCTGTCGCCTGTATCTAGATGGCCGATGATCTGACCCATCTGGTAATCGCCGTAAATTTCGTTAGACTCGAACCTCACGCGCAACTCGCGGCGTTGCTCCTTTAGCATGACGATCTGTTGATAAGGTTCGTCAGCAGTTTGCGGGAAGGTGAAGATGCGGCTGATGACTTCTGGCGCACGAGCGTTGGCTCTGCCGGTGATCTGAACAGACATCTCGCCGACTTGCACGAAATCCGGTTCGATCGCAACGATGCGCAGATACTCATTGCGCCCTTGCGGCAATGAAGAAAGGTCTGCTGTTTCAAAGTAACTTTGGATCGGCCGAATGTTTGAGCCGTCGTATTCGTCGGTCAACTGTTCTTGGATCCAAATTTTGTAGCCATCGCCGTCGTCCACAACGCCGGACAAAATCGGCGCGGCGAATGCATTGCTGAACTGGCCTGCAGAACGGCCGCCATTGGGCAATTCTGTGTCGTACCAGCAATTTTCGCGCAAGTTGTAAATCACCGCGTGAGTGCATTCAGTTGCTTCGCCGCGTGGATAGCACCACCAAATCTCGCCATAGCGCGGCACCTTGAACGCAAAAACCTTGTTCCTCTGATTCTGATTGATGCCGTCGAAAAAATAGTTGAGGTTCATCTGGTTGGGCACTTCGCGCACCACGCCGTTGAACATCAAGAACCGGTCCACGCCGCACCAGAAAAACACGCCGTCGTAATCAATCACGCATTGCGGCGAAATGATTGATGTGTCAGTTGCGATCACGTCGAACTGGAACACTGTCGCGCCGCCGGTGAATGTAGCACGGATGACCGCGTCGTAGGCCCAAAAGATGCCTGCTGGCGCGGTGCCAGAGCCTGCTCGCAGCGGCAACCCTTTGATGATCTTTTGGCCCCAAGGACGTGCGATGCCCGATCCCGCGCCGGTCATGTTAGTGGGCTCACCGGACTTGGACCAACCGATGATCCCATCAGTGCCGTAATAAAACAAATAAGGATGTAAAGAAACGATGCCGCCAGTGACGTTGGCGTCGGGCGGCAAGGAAACGCTCACCAGCGGCGCGGTGCCAAGAACGTCACCGAAAAATATTTGACCGCCTGTGTCGTTGCAAATGCATTCCGAATTTGGCGCAACGTGGGCCAAAATGTAATTCTGGTTGCTGGACGAATCGTATTGATAATCGAACATCCACAAGTTTTCAGCCGACCCAGCCAACGCAAACGACCCACCGGCCATATCGGTTTTCGTGGTCGTGATTGTTGTAGAAGTGACGGCGACGACGTACCCGTTGGGGTTGGAGCCTGCCGCGCTCGCGGCGCTGATTGTTATGGTTGTGCCGACAGCCACGGCGGTATATTCAGGCGAAGAGGCGTAAGCGTTGATGTTGCTGGCTACCGCGGTCGCTGTAGCTGACAAATTGCTGGTAAACGCGACTGAGCCGGACATCACGTTCACACCATTGACCGTGATCGTGTCGACAGAGCCGCTCGCACCCCCAGTCAGAGTCACCGTCGCTGTAGCGGCGGCGGTCACTGGCGTTCTATTGCTGATTACAGAGCTGTTGAGGGTGCCGTCAATCGTGAATCGTTCAAGGTAGTTTGCGCTGCCAGAATGACAATAAACAAACCCTTGTTGCGTGAAGTTGGACAACCCACGACTGATCTCTGTCAAGAATTTTTGGGTCGAGCGATAGCCGCCAATCTTGCGCGGCAGTCCGCGCTGCCAACGCACCCATTGTCCGTCGACGTAGAAATCGCCTTCATACTTCGTCCCATCCCGCTTTATTCCTGGATTAGACCTTAAGACGAGGGTTGTTTCAGGCATCAGAATGTCCCGCCAACAACAACACCAGCAGGCGCGACGCCCAGTGCCGCCCATGCAGCGGCTTGGTCGACAGCCGTGAACAACGCGATGCCTGTGGATGTTCCGCCCAAATTGATTCTTGCGCCGCTGGCTGTGGTCGCGCCTGTGCCGCCTTGGTTGACCGCCAAAGGCAGAGAAAGACCAGCCGTGTTAGCGTTCAAAACATCGGTTCCATCACAATACAAAATCGCTCTGGATCCTTGTGCTACCCCAAAACTTGCGCCGCCGCCTGATGGCGTTATGGTGAGCGTGTATGCGCCGGTTGTTTGGTTGTCAACCCAATACTGTTGCACCGTCGCAGGAACAACAATCACACGGTTGCCGGTTAATGCGCCCGTGAAACGGTAAGCAATCCGGTTGAGTTCTGACCCAGTGAGCGTATAAGTGCCCGTTCCAGGCACGTTGATGACCGTGTAATCGAACGCAAAAACAGCAGATCGACCAAACCCGATGGTATAAAAATTAGTTCCATCAGAAGCAATTATAGCACTGTCGCCTGGCTGGAAACTCAAAGTGGCGGAACCGTTGATGGTTATGATGCCCGGAGGCGTTGCCACGATAGCACCGGAGCCGCTGTTGCGCAAATACATGAACCAGTTGTTGCTGACAGTCGCCGCATCTGGCAATGTCAACGTGCCGCCAGCACCAGTCCAATTGTACATTTTGGCGCGATCGTTGGCACCGGCGGTGTAGTTTGCATTGAATGTGGTGACAGGGACCGACTGGCTGAGAAGCGTGCCGACAGCTACAATGCCTGTGCCGGCCAGAGAGGACGCATTGACCGTCGAGGTGGTGGCACCAAACTGCAGGATGTTCCAGTCGCCGTCTTCGGTGGTGTTGTCGGTCAGGTAGATCTGCCACAATTGCCCTGCGGCGACCGTCATAACTTGCGTGCCGCCTGCGTCTCTGACGGTGAAAGTTTGAGCGCCGACGTTGTTGAACAGGATCGTGTTGCCAACACCCGACCTCATTGCGTCCGGCAGGTAAATGCTGCGTCCTGCACTGGCGGCCGTCACATCGATGATTCGAGTGGCTAAATTGGTGTTGACAGAAGTTTCTTCTGGCCAATTGAGCACGACGTCTATCGTGAGATTTATCGAGCTGTAACTGATCTCGCTCGGATAGATATTAGCGCCGCCGAATACGTCGGTGTACGTCGTCATTATGCTTCACTCCTAGTCGCGGAACGATCGAGGATGCGCTTGAGATCTTCGTTGTTTACCGCCTGCGCCGTGCGCTCGTACATCGCTTGCCAAGTCTGAATGCGCTCATCTTTCTTGAGGAACGGCGTTGCCTCCAAAAGACATGCGTAAAGCAAAAGGTCTGGGGCATATTCAGTCAACCAGTTGGTTTGCAGATCGTCGCCAATCAGCGCCGGTTGCTCATAATACAAAACCTCAAGGGTCTGTGTCGAATCGGGCGTCGGAGCGAACAACCAATGCTG